AAAGAAATATCAATGCAGATGTGATGAAGCTGGCAGCAGCCACAAGAGGATTGCAGATTGATTCTGAATGGACAAGAGAAGAAGCAATCAAGGCTATATCAGAATACAGCGCACTTTCTGAAGAAGAAATTGAAGTATTGCTTGAATCGACAACAAAGTTCGTGCAGGAAACAGGGCAGAAAATAGCAAAGAGCATCACAGAAGCGTTTGAAAGAGTGAAGCCAGCGTTTGAACGGATAGGAAAAGCAATCGCAGAATCGTTCAAAGGACTGAACTGGTCAGGGTTACTGTCGCATAAAGAAATGATCAGCAACAACAGGCGCAAAATGAAAGGAATGCCGATGATCAGGCGAAGGCACTTGAAAAAGCCAGAAAGAATAAAAGGCGAAAGCCTAAGAAGTAGGGAAGAAGGTGTGCAATGTGCAAAATAGCGATGAAACACAGCAGGACATGACGGAAGCAATCAGGATGCGGTGCGAAGGGCATTTGCTGAAGTCAGAATTGAAGAAAAGAGGGCAGAGAAGAAGAAAACACTGTATAACACACGAAGATTGATGGAATCATATATTGACCTGAAAAAATATATAAATAATGCGATCACGGAAGAAGAAGAGGTCACGGAAGCAGCATACAGCGTCCTGAAGGGCGAAAATGCAAAGCTGAAATCTGTCAAGGAAGCAAAAATGGTCACGGCGATGATGATAATTAACATTGACAGGGCATTGACCGAACTGGAAGCCGAAAGCAGAAGAGAAGGCACATTGTACAAGTATGAAGCGTTTAGAATGCACTATATTGACGGATTGACCTTTGAAGAAATTGCGGATCAGCTGGATTGTGGAAAAAACAGCCCTTCAAACTGGTGTAAGGCGATATTGAAGAAAATGTCTGTCAAACTATTCGGAATTAACGGAATTTGAGAAAACACGATCTGAAAAAGGCTTTTTTCGAGGGAAACGACAGCGAAAGCATGGGAAAAGCGTGGGAAAAGTGAGGGTTTTATAGGGAACATCCTAAAGTAAAATAGTATCGTGAAATGTTGTACAGAAAGACCGAAACAGCACAGAAGTGTTGAATCGGTCTTTTTTATTGCATTTCTGCCCTCTTATTTGCGGAATGTGGGTGCTTATATAAGGGCATCCACAGGAAGCATAAAAACAAGGCTTTATATAGGGGCATACCTGACAGGGGCGCATATATAGGGCATATATAAAGGGCATATATAAGCGGCTGCGTATAGAGCCTATATAGACGGATATATGAAGCATATGCAGCAGCAGGAAGGTGGTGCAAGGGTTTGTTATTTCACAAGTGTAGATGTGGGGCTTTAATACCACAGAATATAGCTGAATGTGAAGCCTGTGCAGCGAAGGCAGCAGGGCAGCAGTCAAGACACATGGAATACAACAAACACCGAAGAAACAAGAAGACAGCAGCCTTCTATGTATCAAGTGAGTGGAGGAAGACAAGAGCCGAAACAATCAGGCGGTTTGATGGCGTTGATATATATGCCTTCTATGTGCTGCATGTAATACAGACAGCTGACATGGTGCATCATATCACACCTATTGAAGACGACTGGAACAGACGACTTGATGCAACCAATCTGATCCCATTGAGCAATCACAGCCATGGAATCATTGAAGCCTTGTACAGCAAGGATGAACAGACAAAAAAAGCGACACAAAAGATGTTGTATGACCTGATAGAACGCCACTGGAAGGCGACAGGGGGAGTATGAAAAAGTATCGGGTTAAGTTTATTTAGTCGCGCTTCCCCTTTTCCGTGGAGAAAACTCCCCACGGAAAATCCAGATCAGGGCATCCGAAAAGGGTGCGTGTCAGATTCTGACACACCGCAAGGAAACCAGCAAAGAAGGGAGGTCGCAGAAGAATGGCAGGACAACGACAGCCGATCGCGCTGGTACAAGCAAAAGGAAAAAAACACCTGACAAAAGCTGAAATTGAAGAACGTCAGCGAACAGAAGTGAAAGCGGCTGCGGATAAAGTGACAGCACCGCAATACTTATCACCGACACAGAAAAGAACCTTCAAAAAAATCGTGAAGGAACTTCGTGCGATTGACCTTATATCAAACCTTGATGTTGATGCGCTTGCAAGACTGGTCATCGCACAAGAAAAATACATCGCAGTCACGCAAGAACTGAACAGACAACCGATCATGGTGGAAATTGAGATCGCAACAAAGCAGCTGGACGAATACGGACAGCCAGTGAAGATCAAAAAAGAAGTCGTGAACGGAGAAGTGGAAAGACTTGCGCTACTTCAAGACAGATATTTCAAACAATGTCGTCAGGGGGCTGCGGACTTCGGACTGACAGTGTCAAGCCGCTGTCGCCTTGTAGTGCCAAAAGCAGACAAGGAAACACCGAAAGAAAATAAGTTCGCGAAATTCGCATAAGGCGAACGCATGACAACAGATAGAACTACACAATACGCGCTGGATGTCCTTGCGGACAAGATTGTTGCTGGCGATCTGGTCAAAGCAGCATGTCAAAGACATATAGACGACATGAAAGCGGCTGAAGCTGCGCCATATCGCTATTACTTTGATGTTGAAGAAGCGGAAAGGATCATTGACTTCGCAGAAACGCTGACCATTGCGGAAGGCGAAGAAGAACAGCCAGTGACAGCATATCCGTTTCAGTGCTTCATTTTGGGAAGCCTGAACGGATGGAGAACTAAAGACGGACATCACAGACGATTCAGAACCAGTTATATACAGCTGGGACGACAGAACGGCAAGTCATTCCTGAATGGTATTCTGGCGGCTTATTACGGCAATTTTGACAAGTACAAATATGGTCAGGTTTACTGTACAGCCACAAAGAAGGATCAGGCGATGATTGTCTTCAACGAAATTGTGAAGTTCATAAATTCTGACAGCGATCTGTCAGAGTGCTTCAAGATTCACGAACACAATTCAACAATCGACTGCAAGATCACACACAGCAAGATCAAGGCACTGTCAGGCGACACGAAGTCGATTGACGGCTTCAGACCATATCTGGGAATCGTGGACGAATATCACGCCCATAAAGATGATCAGATGTACAAGCTGCTTGAAGGCGGCATCAAGAAAATGAAGTCGGCACTGATCAGCGTGATCACAACGGCAGGATTCGATCTGAAATCGCCGTGTTTTGCACTGTATGAATACTGTGTGAAAGTCCTGAAGGGTGTAGCAAGTAATGATTCACAATTCATTTATATCGCGCAAATGAATGAATCTGACGATATGTGGACACCTGAAAACTGGATCAAGGCGAACCCGATTCTGGAATATGACAGGGACGCATTGCAGAACATGATCCCGATTGCTGCCACAGCGAAGGAAATGGGAGGATCGACACTGCGCGACTTCATTGTCAAGCAGCTCAACATGTGGATTCAGTGGACGAATGATGTTTATATCAAGAACATGGATGTCTGGACAAGAGCAGCAGTCAAGAAGACACTGGCTGACTTCAGAGGTCAGAAGGCTTATGTCGGACTTGACCTGTCATCAGGCGGCGACTTGACATCAATCGCAATCGTGATCCCATTTATGCGCGGCGAAGACAAATGTTACTTCATACACGCACACAGCTTCATTCCGAAAAGGAGAGTTGAAGAACACATCAAGACGGATCGCGTGCCTTATGACCTATGGATCAGACAGGGACTTGTCGAAGTCACTGAAACAATGGGCGGCGTAAAAACAGACTATAAGTACATAATTGCGTACTTGCAGAAGATCGTGAAGCTGTATGAATTGGATGTGCAGTGGATTTGTTATGATCCGCACAATGCTTCAGCGTTCCTGACAGACTTGGAAGCACTGGGATTTGACAGCATCGCAGTGAAACAGTCGGCAAGAGAATTGAACGATCCGACGGTTGACTTCAGGCTGGAACTGGAAGCAGGGCATGTCGAACATGACGGAAACGAAGCAACAAAGTGGTCTATTGCGAACGCAAAGACGACTTCAAACAGCTTCGGGGAAATAAAAATTGATAAAGAATACGCAACAGAGCGAATAGACATCGTGGATGCAATCATTGATGCATGGATGATGGCAATGAAGGGCGAAATCAAGCCAGATGTCAACAGATACCTTGATATTTGGTTTGCAGGAACAGAGAAATTGCGACAGAAGGGAGGTGCGCAAGGTTGAACATGTGGAAAACACTGAACAAAGGAATTATGAAAGCATTCGGAATGAATATTGAAACAGATACAGCAACACTGAATGATGAATCGTTTCTGGAATGGGTTGGGATTAAGCGCGACAGTGAAAGCAAGAAGCCAACATCTGACGTGACATACTTCACTTGTTTGAAAATGATGTCAGAAACAGTCGCGAAAATGCCATGGAAGTTGTACCAGAAAACAAACAAGGGCATCAGTGAGCCGATAGACAACGACATTGCAAGGCTTATGAAGCAGCGTCCGAACCCTTTTATGACACCGACAACCTTCTGGAACGCTGTAGAAATGAACAGAAACCATTATGGGAACGCATATGTCTATGTACGCAGGAAATTCAAGCGCAAGAAATATGGTGGAGAATATAAAGCACTGGACATGTGGATCATGCCATCGGACAGGGTGCAGATCATAGTTGACGACAAAGGCATTTTCGCAGGCAAAGGGAAAATCTGGTACTTGTACAGTGATGAATATTCAGGCGAACAGTACATATTCAGGACGGAAGATGTCTTGCACTTCAAGACTTCACACTGCCTGAACGGAATAGTCGGACTACCAGTGCAATACATCCTGAAGCAGACTGTTGAAGGCGTGATTGAATCACAACGCTTCCTGAATAATCTGTACAAAAACGGATTGACAGCGAAAGCGGTGCTGGAATACACAGGCGAACTGAATGAAGATGCAGTCACAAAGCTGCGACAGACTTTTGAACGCTTCGGAGCAGGAAGTCAGAACACAGGCAAGATTCTTCCTGTGCCGCTAGGAATGAAGCTGACACCACTGGATATTAAACTGACAGATTCACAGTTCATCGAATTGAAGAAATATTCTGCACTTCAGATTGCAGCAGCGTTCGGAATCAAGCCGAACCAGATCAACGACTATGAAAAATCATCATACAGCAATTCGGAAATGCAGCAGCTGTCATTCTATGTGGACACAATGCTTTTCGTACTGAAGCAGTACGAAGAAGAAGTGAACTACAAGCTATTATCGGATGACGAAACGGAAGACGGACTGTACTTCAAAATGAATGAAAAAGTATTGCTTCGTACCGACAGCAAAACACAAATGGAAATCCTAAAAGAAGGAATCAACAACGGCATCGAAACAGTAAACGAAGCCAGAAGAAAACTTGATTTGATGGACATGGAAGGCGGCGACACATTGATTGTTAATGGAACTTATGTGCCATTGACGAAGTCGGGGCAGCATATGACAAAGCTGAAGAACAGGACACTGAAGAAAACAGCGATTCTGACAATCCTATAAATGAGCCAAACACAGAAGACGGCGAAAATACGGATCAGGATGAACAGGAGCAGGAAACAGCCGAAACGAATGAACCTGACACCGATCAGGAAGGAGGGGAAGACGATGGCGAAGAAAATGAACTTCACAAGAAGAAATCGAACGAAAAGAACGATTGAAAATGTCGGCTTCATGCAGATCAAAGACGCGGCAGCAGGCGGCGTTGAACTGTACATATACGGCGACATTGTATCTTCGGCGTGGGACAAGTGGACATCAGAAGACACCTGTCCACAGGACATCACGGACTTTCTGAACGGCATTGACAACAATGCAGAACTGACAGTGTACTTCAACAGCTGTGGCGGCGATGTATTCGCAGGAATTGGCATATACAACATTTTGAAACGTCACAAAGGACATATCACAGGCATTGTGGACGGAATTGCAGCGTCAATCGCATCCGTGATCCTTATGGCGTGCAACGACATTGTTGTGTCAACAGGCGCACAGATTATGATTCACAAGCCGCTGACAATGGCGTGGGGCAATGCAGACGACTTCGCGGCGGTTATAAGCCAGCTTGACAGCTGTCAGCAGATGATCACAGACATCTACATGACAAAAGCAAAGGAAGGCGTGACAGCAGACCAGCTTGAAGAGCTGATCAATGCAGAAACATGGATGTCGGAAAGCGAAGCATCAGAGTGTCGCGCTTCAGACTATTTCAACATCAAAGTGGATGAATCAGCGGAAGCAGTCGCAGCATGTGTCGGCTACATGATAGACAGATTCAAACATGCGCCAGCAGGAATGAAGACTGAAACAGCTGAAGACATCGAAGCAAGACAACAGCAGGCAGACGAAACAAAAGAAATTCTGGGCGATCTGTACATGTATGGAATTTAAGAAAACGGAGGAAAAGCAATGAGCAAAGAAGCAAGAGCGTTATTAAAAAAGATCAACGACAAAAAGAACGCAATCAAAGCCCTTGTGAATGAGGGAAAGACAAAGGAAGCAAAGGAAGCAAAAGCAGAACTTGTGGACATGCAGGATCGTTTTAACATCCTTATGGATTTAGAGGATGACGAGGACGAGAACATCAAAGACCAGCTTGACAAGGACGAAGCAACAAGGGTTGAAGGAAAAGACAAAGCACCTTCAAAGAAAGACATTGCGCGTGCATTTGTCAATCGTATTGTCTGCGGAATGCGCAAGACAAAAATGGACGAGAAAGACAAGAAGATCATGGATGCAATGTCGGAGAAGACAGACGAGGACGGCGGCTTCACAGTCCCACAGGACATTCAGACAGACATCCACGAATTAAGAAGGACAGATGATGACCTTGAACAGTATGTCAATGTTGAGCCTGTCAGCACATTATCAGGAAGCAGAGTGTTTGAAAAAGATGCAGATTCAACACCATGGGACGATGTAGATGAAGCAGCAGAGTTCGGAGAGGAAGAAACACCGAAATTGCGACAGATCAAGTACAAGATCGGCAAGAAGGGCGGCATCCTGAAAGTAACACGCGAACTTCTTCAGGACACAGCAGAAAACATTCTGGGCTTCCTGAATAAGTGGATCGCGAAGAAGTCAAGAGCCACAAGAAACGCTGCGATCCTGAAGAAACTTGCAGAGATTACAAACACGAAAGAAGTTGCAATCAGCACTGTGGACGATCTGAAGACAGTCTTCAATGTGACACTTGATCCAGCGATTGCAGCGTCTTCAATCGTTCTGACAAACCAGTCAGGATTCAACTATCTTGACACATTAAAGGATGAACGCGGCGACTACATTTTGCAGCCAGATGTCACAGACAAAACAAAGATGCTTCTTTTTGGTGTATATCCGATTAAGAAGGTCAGCAACAAAGTTTTGAAGAATGTCGAAGTGAAGACTGATGGAAGCAATGTGTCAGCGTACAAGTACCCACTTTATATGGGCGACTTGAAGGAAGCAATCACTTTATTTGACCGCGAGAAGATCAGCATCGAACTTTCAACCGAAGCTGGCGATTTATGGGCGAAAGACCAGACAGGAATCAAGGTGCGTGACAGATTCGATGTGCAGGCATTTGATGAAGAAGCAGTCATCAAGGGAGAAATCACAGTTCCTGTTGCTGGTTAATGGCAACAGGCTTCAGGAGAGGAGGAAAAGACATGGAACTGGAAGAACTGAAAGCATATTGTCGTATCGACTATGACGATGACGATGAAGTGATCAAACTGATTTATGCAGCAGTGCTGGAAGAAATGACAGACCTGATCAAAGACTTCAATCCTGAAGCACTCACGAACCGCCAGAAGTTATTGATCTGCATGTATGTCAAAGAAGCCTACGACAACAGGGACAGAACAGCACCAACAGACGACAAAGTCAGATTCGCGGTGCAGTCGATGATGTTGAAAGAAAGGTTGAAGTGATATGTCAAGCGCAAGGATCAAAATATACAAATATCAGTATGGGAAAGTTGATGGAAGGCGAGTGGAAGCAGAACCGATCTTGTATCACGAATGCTGGTGCGAGATCGGCAGCCTTTACGGAAAAGAACTGTACAAGGCAATAGAAATCAGACTGGAAGACACAATCGTGTTTGACAAGGTCAGATATTGCAAAAAGGTCAAAGAGATAGCAGCACACCTGAAGGACTACTTCGTGGAGTACGAAGACGAAAAATACAATATTTTCGCAAGGGACTTCAGACAGAATGACAAGCAATATGTACAGCTGAAGGCGAACCGCGTCACATAGATGTGTCAGATTCTGACACGGAAAGGAAGCAGCATGAAAGTGACTTTTGAATTTGAAGGACTGAAAGAACTTCAAAACAGACTGGAAACGCTTGCGAGCGATTCAGAAATCAGAAAGACAAACAAGCAGATATTCCAGCGTTCTGTTGATTATACCGAACCACGAATGAAGGCGGTTATGGCAAGGTCAGCAGACAATTCAAAGTCAGGAAAGAAGGGATACAGACCTTCTGGACACGCTGCGGATAATATCCCCACGAAAGCGACAACAAAAAGCGGCGAAGTCGGCTGGACGCTTCTGGGCGATGCTGAAAATTGGTTTTACATGAAATTTGTAGAGTGGGGGACAACGAAACAGCCCCCACAAGACTTCCTTTATAACACAATGGAAGAATGCCGCGGACAGTGGGACACGATAGCGGATCAGGAATATCAGAAGTTATTGAATGAAAAGCTGGGAGGATGACACATGGACATTGTGAAGAAGACACTGGATGCGCTTGCAGTGCTGGAAGCAGAAGGAATCACAGTGCAGCAGGGCTGGTATGACGCAGACATCAAGAGACTGCATGTGACTGTGTGGAATCTGGGGGACTACGGCGGCGAACATTCGGACGATGACGAAGAAGTCGAGATTGCAGCAGTGCAAGTGTGCATCTGGTCAAGCACAGATCAAATCAGGCTAAAAAAAGAGAATCAAGCGACTTATGAAAAAGGCAGGATTCGCATTCATGGGCGCAAATGACAATCTTGAAACAGATACAAAAATATTTATGAATGCCGCAAGGTTCATGGCGGCAGAAGAAGCAGAACAGGAGGACGAAGAAGAATGAGTGAAGCAGGAAAGCAGATCATCAGATCGAGAACAAAGTCATTTCGCGACATCTATGTCGCACCAGTAACACAGAACGATGCGACAGCATACGCAGCAGGCACACCAGTCAAACTTGCGCGTGCTATTTCGGGAAAAGTGTCTGACAAGTTCAGCGTTGAAAAGATTTACAGCGATGACGGAGTGGAGGACACAGTTGAAACCTACGAAGGAACAGATGTGGAGTTTGAAGTCAATTCCCTTGCACCGCAGGACAAAGCAATGTTATTCGGTCACTTATACGAAAAAGGCTGGCTTGTAAAAAACAAGGACGACAAAGCACCTGAAGTCGCTGTCGGATATAGAGCAAAGAAGCTGAATGGCAAATATGAATTTGTATGGCTTTATGTCGGAACATTCGGACAGGGATATGATGACAACTATCAGACACAGGAAGACAAGGTCACAACACAGACAGCAACGTTGAAGGGCAGCTTCTACGAACGTGCATGTGACGGAAACTTTGAAACACAGGTTGACGAAAGCAACCTTCTGGCAGAACACACGGACGCAGCGGCAGCAATCAAAAACTGGTTCGGAAAGGTACAAGAGCCAACAGAAGCAGCGTAAAAGAACAATAGGAGGGCAAACACAATGAAAAGAAAACTAATTATAAACGGCAAAGAATATGAAATGCCAAAGATGGACGTTGACACCTATATGGAATATTTGGAAGTCAGGGACGACATCATGGGAACTGAAAAGAAAAGCGGACTTTATACCGCAGAACAGTTCCGAAAGATGCTGGACTGCATTTGCATGGTTTACGGCAATCAGTCACTGTTGACGAGTTGAAGGACAAGGAAACAGGGCTGGGAGTTGCAGCAATCATCATGGAATTTGCACTGATCGAAGAATCGCTTGGCGATGAAGTCAACGGAAAGGTTGAGAAGCTACAAAAAAATTTTACAAGTGGCAAATAATACCCGAACTGACGCTGACGTGCGATGAAAAAGAATATATATGCGCGTCAGTGTCGGTTGAAAAGTACAGAGCATATACAGAACTTATGGAAAAGAACAACGGCGATGATGTTTCATCTGCATTTCAATTCAATGCAGCAATTATGAAAATGATCTTCGGTATATCTGAAAGAGAAGTGCTGAAGGCAGATGTCGCAGAACAGCTAGCAACAGCAAAAATGATTCATTTTGTGATGCAGGACATCATCACACCGAAGTTCCTTGAACTAAACCCAAACAGACCAGATGAAGTCGAACAGGAGAAGTCAGCATTCGATGATTATGACGAAGAAAACGGCTACAACGAAGCGGAAAAGCAGCTGGACGATGAAAACATCTGGAAAGTGTGCCGCGACAATGTGGACAGGGTTGTCAAGCTGTGTATAAAAGGGCTGAACGATTCACTTTCAAATGTAATGAAGTCGGATATTATGAGCCTTTTGGATCATGTGGCGTTCGAGATCAAGACCATCAACGAAAAGTGATGAAAGGAACGTGCATATATGGCGCAGGCATCAATCAAGATCGGTGCTTCAATGTCAGAATATCAGTCGGCTATGAAAGCGGCGGTCGCAAGCATGAAAGAACTGTCGTCACAGTACAGTCTTGCTGCTGCGAATGCCAAACTGTACGGCACGAAATCTGACGCGTTAAAGGCGAAGATCAGCGAACTTACACAGAAAATGGATGTCCAGAAGACAAAAGTCGCGGATTGTAAAACACATTATGAAACACTGACAACACGACTGGACAACAACAAGAAAAAAAGCGAAGAACTGAAGACAAAAGTCGCAGAACTGTCAAGAGCCTATGAGGAAAGCAAGGAAGCGACTGGCGAAAATTCAGAGGAAACAAAGAAATTAAAAACAGAGCTGGACAAAGCGGAAAAACAGCTGGCAACAACAGAAGCGCAAACAACGAAATACGAAGCGGCAGTGAAGAAACAGGGCGCAGCAGTCACACAGGCTGAAGCTGACCTTGCGAACATGGAAGTGCAGCTTCGTGATGTCAATGCGGAACTTGCACGCCAGAAGTTCGATGAATACGCGGAAAAGGCTGGAAAAGTCGGACAGGCAGTGCAGACAGCAGGACAGCACATGATGAAGGTCACAACCGCGATCGGCGGCGTGGCAGCGGCATCAGTAACAGTTGCAGCAAACTTTGAACAGCAAATGTCAAAAGTGCAGGCAATCAGCGGAGCAACAGCAGAGGACACAGACAGGCTGACAGAATCAGCGCGTCAGTGGGGGCGTGATACAAAGTATTCAGCAACAGAAGCAGGCGAAGCGTTTGAGTACATGGCACTTGCAGGCTGGAAAACGGATGACATGCTGGAAGGTATTGGCGGCATCCTGAATCTGGCAGCAGCATCCGCGATGGACTTGGGAACAGCGTCAGACATTGTCACAGACTATCTGACGGCATTCGGACTATCGGCAAAGGACGCAGGAAAATTCGCAGATGAAATGGCATATGCAATGAGCCATTCAAACACAACAACCGAAGCACTTGGAGAAGCATATAAAAACTGCGCTGCGACAGCTGCTTCAATGGGATATTCGGTGGAAGAAACAACAGCAGTCTTGATGACAATGGCGAACGCTGGTGTAAAAGGCGGCGAAGCAGGAACAGCCTGAACGCTATTATGACAAGACTTGCAACCGATACAAAAGGTTGCGCAACCGAACTGGCGAAGTATGGCGTTGAAGTGTACGATGCACAGGGCAACATGAACAGCCTGTCAAGCATACTGACAGGAGTGCGCGGCGTATGGAATAACCTGACAGACGAACAGCAAGCAAACCTTGCAAAGACAATCGCAGGAACGAACCAGTTTTCTGCATTGCAGACGATTATGTCTGGCTTGTCAGATGAAGCAATCGCAAGCGGAATGTCCTTCAGTGATTACGCTGAAGCATTACAGAAGTGTGACGGCACTGCATCCGACATGGCGGCAACAATGCAGGACAATTTTATAGGAAGACTGACACAGCTGAAGTCAAAGCTGGAAGATATTGGAATAACTGTGGGAAATACATTGCTTCCATTCATGGAAAAGGCAGCAGCAAAGATTGGAGAACTTGCAGACAAGTTTGCAGCATTAACTCCGCAGCAGCAAGAAACGATCCTGAAGATTGCAGGCGTTGTGGCTGCAATCGGACCTTTGCTGATAACAGTCGGAAAACTGATTGAAGCATCAGGAACAGTGTCAAAAGGCATCGGAAAAGTTGTCGGCAAGTTGGCGACAATGGGAACGACAGCATCAGGAGCAACAGGCGGCATGGCTGTCCTGAAGGGAGCACTTGCAGCAATCACATCGCCAGTCGGAATTGCGATCGCTGCGATCGCAGCAATCACAGCAGTCATAGTGACGCTGTGGAACACGAACGAAGACTTCAGAAACAGAATCACGGAAATCTGGAATAGAATCAAAACAGTGTTCACAGAGTTCGGACAGCACATCACTGACAAACTCAATTCACTGGGCTTCGATTTTGAAAACTTCGGGGAAGTAGTCAAGGCGATATGGGAAGGCTTCTGCAATGTGTTAGCACCGATCATCGAAGGCGTGTTCAATAACATCGCGATATTTATTGAAACAACACTGAATGTGATCACAGGCGTGTTTGATTTGTTCGTGTCGTTATTCACAGGCGACTGGTCAGGGGCTTGGGATGCAGTAAAAGGAATATTTGAAAGCGTATGGAATGGACTGAAGGAATATATCAGCAATATCCTGAACACGATCAAGGGCGTTGCTGACGCTTTTCTGGGCTTATTTGGTACTTCATGGGATGAAGTATGGAATAGCATCAAGACAACATTCGAAAACATCTGGAATGGCATTGTATCGTTCTTTTCTAGCATACTTGACGGAATAGTGAACACAGTCACGACAGTGTGGACAGCGATCAGCACAACAATTTCAGATGTGCTGACAGGAATCTGGAACACATTCAGCAACATATTCACGACAATCAGGGACTTTGTATCAACAGTCTTTGAAACAATCAAGAATGTGATCACAGTCGTGATCATGGCGATTGCGGAATTTTTCAGCGCAGCCTTTGAAATCCTGACAGTCCCGTTCCGATTCATTTGGGAGAACTGCAAAGAAACAATTATTTCAATCTGGGATGCAATCAGCACAAAGATACAGACAGCAATCACGTTTGTACAGAATATTATCACGACAGTATGGAACGCGGTCAGCAGCGTATTCACGACAGTGTGGACGGCAATCAGCACGACAGTGTCAAATGTTGTGAACAGCATCAAGAACACGATCACGAATGTATTCAATGCGGTCAAGACGACAGTCAGCAACATATTCAACAATGTGAAGTCAACAGCGACATCAATCTGGAACAGCATCAGCAGCACGATCAGCAATGTTGTGAACAGCATCAAGAACACAGTCAGCAACGTGTTCAACACATTAAAATCAACAGTCAGCAACGTGTTCAACAGCATAAAATCAACAGCAACATCGGTTTGGAATGCAATCAAGAACGCAATAACAACACCGATCAACGCTGCGAAAAACGCTGTACACAATGCGATTGAAGCGATCAAGTCGAAATTCCACTTCACATGGTCGCTACCTAGACTAAAATTACCACATCCGAGGATCACAGGCAGCTTCAGTCTGAATCCACCTTCAGTGCCACATTTTTCAATAGATTGGTACAAAAATGGTGCGATCATGAATGATTCAATGATATTCGGAATGAACGGAAACAAGCTGCTTGCTGGTGGCGAACCAGAAACAGGCGGCGAAGCTATTCTTCCGCTGAAACCATTCTATCAGGAATTGAACACAATGCTTGATGAAAAGCTGAAGAATATAGAGTCAGGAACGAATGTGAAGGTTGAAAATCACACATACATTGACGGCGAAGAAGTGGCAAGCAAGACATACACGAAAGTGGATGAACAGCTTGTGGAAGACAAAAGGAAAGGAAGGTAAGGCAGCATGAAAGTGAATGGCATTGACGCAAGAAAATACAACGCGAAGCAGCTGACAGCCGAAGTGCTGCCACCTTCGCTTACTGTCGATTATGAGATCGTGACAGGCGCGATCCTTCCGACAGAATTTGAAACAGACATGGAACTGGGAAAACTGAAGCTGTGCATGTACTTCAGGGGCAAGGATAGAAACAGCCTGATCAGGAAGATGTCAGCATTTCTGGAAAACTTCACAAAGTCAAGCGTGCTGGAAGTGGATGGCTACAAAGGAAAGTTCAAGGCATACACAGCAAGCAGCGACTATTCAAAAATGAAAGTGAAAACCAGATACAAGCTGAACATCGTTCTTGAAGGCTATTTTTTTGATGATGAATTAAATCTGGAATATGACGGAATCACACAGACAACGATTGATCGACAAGGGACACGAAAAGCACCAGTGATCATTGAAGTCTATGCGAAGAAGGCGTTGAAGAATTATAAAATCAGCGGATTTGAAGACGACATCATCGTGGAACAGCTGGCAGCAGGGCAGACGATCATCATTGACGGAGAAGAAGGACGCATCACGAACAATGGCGCGGACGCATTCGGAAGTGTTGACTTGTGGAAGTTCCCAGCAATCGCGCGGCAGCAAACAGCCCTGAAGTTTTCAAACGCAGATGCAGTCGTTCGGATCAGGTACAAGCCTATGTGGATATAAGGAGGAAGACAGATGCAGATTTTTAATGACAAAAAGCAGCGTGTCGGAATCCTGAAGGGTTTCAAAGATCGCAAGATCGTGAAGACGCTTAATTCTGGCGACAGGGAACTGTCTTTCAAATATCCTTCAGATGGCGAAAAGGTTGACCAACTGAAAGAAGAATATTACATCAGGACAAAAGATGATGAATATGTAATCAGGAAAAAGAAGACAGGTGTGCAGTTTAATGAGTACACAGCGCAGCTGAATGTCGAAGAACTTGAAGGGGCGGTGTTCCCTTATGGGTTTGAAAGCAAGGAACAGACGATCAGGCGTGTCTTGAATTTGCCTTTGAAGGAACAGGCTGGAAGGTTGGCGTGTGCCAGATCACGAAGAAAAGGACGATCAACAAGGATGAAGAAACAAACGCATGGGACGTCCTTCAAGACTGCCTGTCAACATACCGCGTTGAATGCAAGATCAGAAGCCTTGAAAAGACGATTGATATATACGAACAGATCGGAGCAGACCGAGGACGATATTTCATCGAAGGACTGAACCTGAAGAAGCTGACAGTGACTTCAGACACATATGATTTTTATACACGGCTGATCCCACTTGGTAAAGATGGAATCGGAATCGAATGGCTTGGCAAGCCGTATCTTGAAAATTATCAATACAGCAGCAAGATCAAGACATATGTGTGGAGCGATGAAAGATACACAAACACAACAAGCCTGATCGAAGATGGAATCGCAAAGCTGGAAGAAATGTCGAAGCCTTATGTCGCATACAAAGCAGATGTGATTGACCTTGCAAGGCAATCAAAGAAATACAGCAGCGTATTTGATTTTGACATCGGCGACACTGTCTGGATGATCAGCAAGTCAACGAAGACAAAAGAGAAGCAGCGAATTGTGAAGCTGACGGAATATCCAGAAAGCCCACAAAGCAACACTGTCGAACTTTCAAATGCAACGAAGACTTTTGCTGAAGTACAGCAGGAAGCAACGGATCAGGCGAAGTCAGAAGCAATCAAGATCGCCAACAGCAGCGCGAAGAAAGTTCTTGAAGATGGATATTACACGAAAACAGAAGTCGAAACACACATAACAGCATCGAAGGAAGAAATCGAACTGGGCGTGTCAAAGACCTATGAAACGAAGACGACAGTCACAGAGAAGATTAAGAGTGCAAACGAACTGGCACAGTCAGCAGCGGACACGGCTGAAGAAAATGCGAACGATGAAACCGATAAAAAGCTGAAAGAGTATTCAACGACAAAGGAAATGAACGCGGCTATCAAATTAAAAGCTGACAGCATCACAACTGAAGTCAACAAGAAGGTCAACAATTCGGAGTTCGGAACAAAGATCACACAGAACGCCTACAACGTGCGTGTCGCTTGGAACGGCAACAGCAAATATATACAGCTGGAATATGGTCAGCTTGCAATCTACAACGGCGATGTGACGGCAGCAGAAAAAAGAGCAGTATTTGACGAACGAGGAAATCATTTCTATCGTGACGGATATTATGTCGGAAAGATTGGAACAAACCAGTGGTCGGGGAACAACGCACACAAAGGGCTTGTGTTCGATCTGGACTATCAGGGAAAATACATGGCATTTGCGCAGATGAAGTCACAAGGCGCAGGATCATATACAACGATGCTGTGCTTCAGCCGCGCAGGAAGCATATACGATCAGTATGGCATACACTTGGGATGCGACTTCTATGGTCATTGGTTCGACATGTACAATGTCGATCTTCACGATGTCAATATAAACGGATACGGCGTGGCAGATGGTAAAAGCATACCGATAGTGACAGAAATTCACGACAACGGAAACGGAACAGTCGGCTGGACGACATCATCAATCAGTGTCAGAGGTGGAATGATTACAGCAGTACCACAAGGGAGCGCGAATATATAATGAGCAAAGAAATCATAATTGAAGAAGATACAAAGACGGAAACAAAAGAAATGACCCTTGATCTGCCTGAAGGCGAAAGAGGGATCACAGAAGAAGAAACAGAAACAAAGGAACAGCAGATCAAAAACACGATGCTTGCGCAGATGGATTCAAAGCTGGACTTGATACTTGCATATCAGGAAGCTGCGCTGGAATAACAGGAGGATGGCACATGAAACCGATCGAACAAAGAATTGCTTGCGCGAAAGGAGAAATCCTGAACGCAATGGCAACAATCAGCACAGAACACGATCTGTCAGCGACAGTCATGGAAGGCGTGCTGGCTGACATACTGTCTGAAGTGAAGTCACAATCAAAGATGGAACTGCTGAACGCATACAACAAAGAAGTGAACGATGCACAACAGGAAATCAAGCAGCTGAAGGAAGAACTTGAAAAAGCGAAGGCAGCAGCAAAGAAGACATTGAAGACCGAACCTGACACCGATCAGGAAGGAGGGGACGACAATGGCGATGCAGCTAATAACTGACATAACACTGGAACTGACAGGCGATGAACGCTTGTATATGGCATCAGCAAAGCAGGGCGACAAGCGCACACGATTCATCAGAATCGCGCTAACAAATAATGGCAAGGTATTCACGATCCCGACAGGGTACATCGTAATTGCGAACATCAAAAAGCCAGACAAACACTTTTGTTATAACGAATGCACAGTGACCGACAACAAAGTCATGGTCGAACTGACAAATCAGGCACTTGCGGCAGCAGGAACAGCACACTGCGACATTGAGATCAGGGACGCACAAAACGTGTATGTGTTATCTTCACAGGCGTTCACGATTGAGATTGAAGAAACGAACAGGAATGACGCTGCGATTGAAAGCTGCAATGAGATCACAGCACTGGAAAAGAAAGTGCAGCAGTACATCGACAACATCGTTTCAACAAAGAATGACATCTTGTCAGTTGAAGCAGCGATGAAGGTTGCTGAAGCTGCCAGAGCATCGGCAGAGGTTGACAGGATCAACGCTGAAGCACGAAGGAAGAAAAGCGAACAGGACAGGGAAATTGCTGAAACAGCAAGGCAACAGCAGCTTCAGATCATGCAGGAAGCGACAGGAGCAGCAAACAACGCAGCTTCTTCAGCAAATACGGCAGCAGGCGCAGCGAATACAGCGGCGGCACGCGCTGAAGCAACATACAAGTCACAGGAAGAATTGCAGAAGATGTATGAAAAGATGCTGGACATCAAGGGGGCAGTCGGAAGCACGATTGACGGCGGCACAGCGTTCAGCATTGATCCGATGACCTGTGACGGCGGCACAGCGTTCACAACAGAAGAATGCGAAGCGGATGCAGGCACAGTGTAGGAAGGAGGAAACACGATGGCAACATGGACAGTCAGACCGAAAAAGGACACGACAGCGAACTGGAAGGCTTCAGGACGCATCCTTGAAGTGAACGAATGGGGCGTTGAAGAAACCACATCAGGCAAGTACATATTGAGGATAGGAAACGGAAAAGACAAGTTTCTTGATCTTCCAGCGGTCGTTGATACGCCGACACTTGAAACGATGTACAACACGATTCAGAACTTCAACAACAACATGCAACAGGCGACATCAGCTGCAAACACAGCAGCGCAGGCAGCGCAGGCACAGGCAGCAGCCGCGAAAGCAGCCGCAGCAGCTTGCAAGGACATCCAGAAGGGAATCAATTCAATGTCGGATTCTGCAACAGGGAAGAAGTACACGATCGGTGTTGAAGCAGGGCTTGTGTACTTAGAGGAAACAACATAACAGGAGGAAAAAGAAATGGCAAGGCTTTATGTAGCAGACAAAGAAACGCTTGACGCTGTGAAGGCTGACACGACAGGAATACTGGCACAGCTTCAGGATAAAGATGGAAAATTCAGCAATGTCAAGCGATATGGAATCAAGATCAACAAGGCTGACAGCAATCCCGACACGCGCATCACATATCTGTATGATGCAGCAGGATTCACACCAGCAAAGATGAACTTCACAGACGGATCATTCGACTTCGGTTCATGGGGCGAAGTGTTCTTCATTAAGCAGAACAGACCAGTCATGCTGAAGGCAGACAGAACAGTTGCGTATGAGTTAAACCACACAGACCATTCAAAGAAGCTGGACGGCACTGCATCCGATGTCGGGGACGCATCAACGACACTGAATGCGATGTCTGAATTTCCTTTGATGTGGCTGTGTCAGTACGAAGTCGGAAACTATGAATATATCATCGTATCTGACACAAGAGTTGACAGCAACTACAACGCAGATGCATACACAAGAGAAGATGGAAGTGTTGCAGATCATATGTACATGCCTATGTACGGCGGCAGCTATGACGGCGCGAAGCTTCGCAGCTTGTCAGGAAAGAAACTGGACTGCAACACGAACGCGCAGACAGAGATCAGCAGGGCAGCAGCAAACGGAACAGGCTGGACGATCATCTCATGGAGCAGAAGAAACCTGATCGAAAGCCTTCTGACATTGATCAGCAAGTCTGAAAACTTTCAGGCGAAGTTCGGTCAGGGCGTATGTAGCACATATGTCAATGATTCATCAAAAGACTACGGAAAAGTTGTGACAGGAACACTGGACACAAAAGGGCAGTTCTTCGGCTATAATGACGGAACGCATGAAGTGAAAGTATTCTATTGCGAAAAGCCATGGGGAAACCGCTGGGACAGACTTGTGGGCTATATCTGCGACAACGGAACAATCAAAGTGAAGATGTCGCCGCCTTATAGCCTGACAGGGAAGGACTACATAAAAGTTGGAACAGCGTGCAAGACAGAAGGATGGCAGAAAGACACATTGATGACGCGATATGGACGGTTTGTCAAATCTGTCGGCGGCAGTGCTTCGACATATCGTTGTTGTTATTACTGGAACAACGTGACGATCGTTGCGGTCGCGCTTGTCGGCGGTAGCACCAGCTACGGCGCGAACTGCGGTGCTTGCGTCTACTTGAACAGCACTGCTTCGAATGCGCGTTGGAGCGTCGGCGCTCGCCTTCTTGTGAAGAACCTTTGGCGGCATAGCCGCACAGGGGGACAGGGGGAGCAATCCCCCTTGAAGTGTAAGTAAAAAGAAAAATTAAATAATAGGGATATTGTGTGCGCCTTCCGATGCTTCTGCGTTGCGGTCGCGCTTGTCGGCGGTAACACCAACAACGGCGCGAACTGCGGTGCTTACGTCAACTTGAACAACACTGCTTCGAATGCGAATTGGAACATCGGCGGCTCTCACTCTTAACAATCATGGGACAATAACCTAATGCACACGATATTCCGCGCCACTTGGCGAAAGTTAAACCGAAGAAAGGGTTGTGCTAGTAGGGCGAAAGCCGTGAACGTGCAACAGGTGTTAAGAAGGAAACCTTTTGAATGAAGACATATAAACATATATTTGAAGAATTGCTGAAAGAAGAAAACATCACACAATGTTTTCACGATGCAGCAAAGCGCAAGACGACACGTCCCGAAGTCGCCAGAGTGCTGAAGGAAGAAAGAGAAGTCGGAAACGACAGACCTGAACCGCAATGTCTTCAGGAACATGTGAAAGCACTTCAAAAAATGTTGGAAGAAGAAACATATCAACCGCCAGAGCATAAAAAGATGCTGATAAACGAATATAGCTGCGGAAAGGTCAGGGAAATCATAAAACCTGAATTTCAATATGAACAGGTCGTGCATCATTGCATCATAAAACAGCTTCAACCGATCGTACTTCATGGACTATATGAACACGCGCTGGGAAGCATACCGAACAGAGGTTGTCACAGCGGAAAGAAGCAAGTCGAAAAGTGGATAAAAGGCTATAAGGGAAAGAAGTTCTATATCCTGAAGGCAGATGTCCGACACTGCTTCGATACAGAAGACATTCGCGTAATTGAAACAAAGCTGAAACGCGTGATCAAAGACGAAAGATTTGTCAGATTGTGCAGCACAGTCATGGAGCATGAAGCGACAATGAAGCCACCTGAATTTGATCGGGAATGGATCGAGGATGAACAATGGAAAGATGCTGAATTTTTGTCAGGGCTTCCGCTTGGGTTCGTGACTTCACAATGGTTCACGCAGCTGAATTATAAAGAACTCGATCACAAGATTGTTGAAGAGTGGAAGGAACTGGGCGGCGTTGACCATTCAATTCGATACGCGGACGACATTGTCGCGTTCGGAAGAAACAAAAAGAAACTTCACAGACTGAAAGATGTTATGTCGGAATATATGAAAAATGAAATGCATCAGAAAATCAAATACAACTGGCAAGTGTTCCGTTTTGAATATCCCGACAGGAAAGCACCGCCAGTCATTGACAAAAGGACAGGAAAAGAGAAACCGAAGACCAGAGGACGCGCACTTGACTTCATGGGATTTGTATTTCATTACAACCGCACAACACTTCGCAAGTCAATCCTGAAGCGAAGCACGAAGAAAGCGCATAAACTTTCAAAGAAAGAGAAAATAAACTGGTACGATGCTTCAGCGATGCTGTCATCAATGGGCTGGTATACACACACGGACACCTATGGATTTTATGAAGATCACATAAAACCATATGTCAATATAAAGAAACTGAAAAGAATAGTCAGCAAGCATTCAAAGAAAGGAGTGAAGAACAATGATGTCAGAATGGTATCAGTCAGAAAGCATGGACAAGCCGACAGAGTGGGACACGACATCAAGCCCGACAGTGGTCTATCAGCGAAAGAGCATCGCAGAGCAGATCAGGAAGGGCATTGACGGAGAAAAAGACCGCACTGTCTATGTGTACAGCGAAAGGACTATGACACAGGAAGAATATGCAAGACTTCAGGCAGAGCTTGAAAGTCCAGCAACAAAGATGATCATGCAGTCGATGTCATCAATTGAAATGAACGTGGCAATGATGCAAGAATGATGGAGGTATAAGCATGGCAGAAACAAACACAGGAACAAACACAGAAACAACAGAAAAGGTACACAACAAAAAGTTCGATTCACTGAAGAAAAAGTGGGAAATGGACTATATCACAAAAGACACACTGAAAGGCTGGGTTGCGCTGAATGAGAAGAGAGCAGGAAAGGGCATCACAGCAGAGGAATACAAGGAAATTACTGGCGAAGAGTATGAAGCCAGTGAAGAATAATGACGCAGATTGAATTGATCGACAGGCTGTGCGCCGTGAATACGCTTCTGACAGACATTGTCAGGGAACAGGCAGAAATAATGGCGCAACATGGAATCGAAGCGATACAGACGCAAGACGAAGCCACAGACAGGCTTGACGATCTATTCGGGAAGCGCAAAAGGGCAGAAGACGAAAACGATGCAATCGAAGCAGCACTTCGCAAATATATTTGACGGAGGAAAAGAAAATGACTATTGAAGTATCATTGTTACTTTCAGGCGTGTCGATTGCGTTTGCAATCTTCTTCGGAATCAGCACACGCAACAGAAATGTGAAGAAGGACACACAGGACGAAGCCAGAGAGGATGCAACGATCCTGACCAAACTGGAAAACATTCAGAATACTATGATTGAAGTGAAGTCTGAAATGGGATCATACAGAAACGAAATGAAGGAGATCAGGGAGTATTACATCAGGGCATCAGAAAGCCTGAAGCAGCTTCACAAGCGTGTGGATAGAATTGACAAGATCATTGATGAATCACATCCACATCAGTACATCGAAGAGTAACAGGAGGAAAGCGCGTGGAGAAGTACAGCTATACAATACCAGCAAGAAGGAAGAAAAGACGCAAGAAGTCACTGACAAGCTGGATCATGGAGTTTTCAAAAAAAGTTGTGGTTGTCTGCGTGCTGCTTTACATCATCATTGAACTGTTTTCAGTAATAGCGATCTGGCACTTCGCAGACACATCGGTGCTGACAACACTGATCAGCGAAACATCTGAAGTGCTTCGCATGGGTGTGTTCGGGTACATGATAAAGGCAGGAATTGAGAACTGGCAGAAAATCAAAAAAGGAAAGCAGGAAAGTGAAAACGAGGAAGGCGGTGCGAACGGATGAAAAATGCAGCTTTAATATTAAAAACAATTTATGATAATTTGCCGATGATCCTGACAATCATTGCGATTGTGGCAGGCATCGGAATCAAGGTCAGAAACTTCCTGAAGCAGTCAAAGGAAGACCAAAAGAAGCAACTTCAGGAACAGGCAGACAAAGTCGTGGAACTGGTAAAAGAAAGCCTTCTGTCTATCGTATCAAAGGCAGAAAAGGAATGGGGAAGCGGCACAGGAACAATCAAGAAGTCATGGGTATGGGAACAACTTCAGGCACAACAGCAGAAGTTGACGGAATACATATCAGAAGGACTGATCGACAAAGACATGGTCGATGATCTGATCGAAGCGGCGGTTGAAGAACTGAACACTATTTTGAAAAAGAATCAGAAGGCTGCTGAAGCAGTCAAGCCGCCTGAAGAAAGAGAAGCAGCGGCGGTCGCGGCTGCAATTCAGGCGCAGAAGGTACAGAAAGAATAAACGAACAGGAGGGCGAAAGGATGCTACATACTTATATAACACTATACGGAATCTGCTTCATGGCAACAGTGGTCATCATCATTCTGCTTTTACTTGTCGGGACGAAGATTGACATTGAAGAAGCAAGACACTACGGCGCGGAGGTTGAACCGCCGCCAACAGCGAAGGACTGGATCGGGTATATATGCAAAGCATTCCTGATCGCCTTCGTGGTATCGTTTGCAGCCCCGATTATGTTGGTATTTTATATCTCCATATTCGGCTGCATCGTACTTTCAGCACTTACAGATGATCATTATTAAAACAGGAGGAAAAGAACATGGGAACATTATGCGGATGGGCTAGTATTGACGAAAGAGGAAAAGCAACAGGAGGACAGAAGGGCGATCAGACAGGTCGTGAAGTAAAGACTGGGAACTGGTATGACTTCGGTCAGACAGTCGTGCTTCGTTTCAAGGACAGAAACAAGGCAGCGAAGGCGGCGACAGCGATGAAGCAGCTGTGCGGAAACGATTCAGTCGGATATTGTCAGGGACACAGAACTTCACTGTACACAGAACTTGAAAAGGTCGGCTGGAATCCGACAGCATTGAAGACACCTTGCGAAACGGATTGCAGTGCGATGATGTCGCCAGTGCTTAAATGCGCAGGAATCAGCGTGTCAAAGGACATTTACACAGGCAACATGGTCAATGCTATTATGGCAACAGGAGAGTTTGAAAAACTCACAGGAAGCGAGTACACAGGCACAGACGACAATCTTATGACTGGCGACATTTCAGTGGCAGCAGGCAAACACACAATCATGGCACTGGAAAACGGATGCAATGTGTCAGGCGGCAACGGATCAGGAAACGGATCAGGCAATAATCCAGCTGTACCATACGGAACAGCAAAGACAGCGACATTCACTGGATATGTGAACACAGGCGCATTGAACGTCAGAAAGCAGCCTGATCCAGATGCAGACAAACTTGTGTCATATCCTTGCATTAAGCAGAACACAGAAGTCGGAGTGTGCGGAAGTGCAAAAGCACCGAACGGCGCACTGTGGTATTATATTTACATTGACGGAGCAAAGGGCAAGAAGTACGGCTATGTAAATGCAAAATACATCACAGCGAAATAAGAAGGAGGAAGCGCGATGGAATACTTCATGGGCGAAACATTCGACAAAGAGAAAAACAAACCATACAAGAAACTGGATGCAGCAGAGAAGGCAGCAGAGAAACAGAAAGCAGCCGTATTCGATGAATCTGGCGCAGTGGTAAAAGACTTCAGTGAAAAGGAAGAAAAGACAGCAGAGCAGCCACAGACAGCCACAGACACAATTCAGGAGCAGCAGGCAACCAACAGCGCAGATCAGACCGATCAGGAGCAGAAGACCGATGCAGAAACCGATCAGGCAGATCAGAAACAGCAGCAGGCAACAATGACCGACACTGTACCTGAAGGCGCGCTGGACACAGATGCAGACGGAAACGTGCCGACATTCGATGCAGACGGAAATCAGGTCGGAACTGCAACGCCTGAAGAAATCAAAGCAGCTGAAGAAGCTGTCACAGAAAACATTGACGGCGTGCCAGCGGTAAGAATCAAAGGAAAGATCAGAAGGGTGTTCAATGGTAGCATCAGGATCAGAAAAGCACCTTCATGGAGCAATGACGCTGTCAGAGGTGCAACGACATTCACAGAAAAGATTGTCACACATGTGATGGAAGTGGACGGAAAGCCGATGTACAAGACACTTGATGGATATTTCATCAGCGGCGATCCGAAGCTGGTTGAATACATCGAAGAATAATGTCGATAATTTTGGAGTAAAAGAGAAGCAAGACGGACAAATGCGCCGCCTTGCTTTTTAATTTATCCACATATTGTGTATAAGTCGGAGGATAACCACAAAATAATGATTGTACTAACTACGCAACACCGACTGGAAATTTGGATTCGAAAACAAGTCAGGATGTATTGGGACTTTTAAAAGTCACCGGTAAGCGTTTTCATCAAACAATTGTAATGATTACTCACAATGAGGAGATTGCCCAGATGGCAGACCGGATTTTACAGATAGAAGACGGAAAAATTGTTTCAGACAGTGGTCTGGTATAGCAGGGGGCGATTATATGGTAAAAGTAGAGAATAAAGAAACGTTACGATTATTGACGAAACGTTTT